CTACGACTACCAGCCAGAAGACGGCCAACCTCACGCACGGCAAGAAGACTACAGTTACGTTGAGATTATCCCTGTCAGTGACCCTAACGCCAGTACGTTGGCTCAGCGGGTTGTGCAGTATCAAGCGGTTATTCAGTTGGCCCAGATGGCACCTGAGATCTACAACCTGCCTAAGCTACACCGTCAGATGTTAGAAGTACTCAGTATTAAAGACGCTGACGAGTTAGTGCCGCTTGATGAAGATCAGAAGCCTACCGATCCGATTAGCGAGAACATGAACATACTTAATGGTAAACCCGTAAAAGCGTTTATGTACCAAGACCACGAGGCTCATATTCGAGTCCACATGGCAGCTATGCAAGATCCAGTACTAATGGAAGTCATGGGCCAGAACCCACAGGCTCAGGTTATGATGCAAGCCGCTCAAGCCCACATCACAGAGCACGTCGCGTTCGGATACCGAGAGCAAATACAACGTCAGCTGGGTGTCACCCTACCTGCACCAGATGCAGAACTGCCAGAAGAAATCGAACTAGAGTTGTCACGTCTGTCCGCCGAGGCCGCAGGCCAGTTGTTAGGCAAGCACCAAGCAGAGGCTCAGGCACAGAAGAACGAGCAAATGCAGCAAGACCCCCTCGTCCAGATGCAGCAAGCTGAGCTACAGATCAAGCAGCAAGAGGTTCAGATCAAGCAACAGAAGATGCAGTTGGATGCCGCAACAGAGGCTGATAAGTTGGCCCACGAGCGCGAGAAGCTACAGGCCGAGATGGAGAAAGAAGGCTTACGTATTGGTGCCGACACCGCGCAAGCCCGAGCCAAGCTCGAAACCCAGAAGCAACTAGAGGTAATGAAGGTCGCTCAAAAGGCTGATGCTGCTGCAGCCGACCAAGAAGCAAAAGGTATGCGTATGGGTATAGACGCTGCCAAATCTAAAGAGCAGTTAGAAATTCAACGTATGGCTCAGTTACGGCCAAACACAGGAGGTAATGAGTAATGGAAGCATTAGACGTTCTACGTAAACAACTACGAGAGCGCATGAACGACGTCGCAGATGCCGTCGCTACTGGTCAGTGCCAGACGTTTGAGGATTACAAACGCATGTGTGGAGTTATCGAAGGCTTAGCCTACGCCGAGCGAGATATTATCGACCTCGAAAGCAAGCAGGAACAGGAAGATTAATCCCGAAAGGGCCGACCGCAACACGGATTGTTGTGCTTTTACAGGAGTAAACGATGAGTGAAATTCTTATCGGAATAAACCCAGATAACCCACAGGTCGTGGGCACGGCGGGTAGCGTGGAGCAAGGTGAAAAAGCAACTCAGTTGCCCAAACCATCAGGCTATCGTATTTTATGTGCAATTCCAGAAGTAGAAAAAGCTTTTGACGGTGGCATTTTAAAAGCTGACGAAACACTTCACTACGAGGAAGTTTTAACCACAGTGCTATTTGTGGTGGATCTTGGCCCTGATTGCTACACCGATAAAGAAAGGTTCCCTTCTGGTCCTTGGTGCAAGAAAGGTGATTTTGTACTGGTTCGACCTAATTCGGGATCTAGACTTATTATCCACAATAAAGAATTTAGGCTCATCAACGATGATTCTATCGAGGCGGTTGTAGATGACCCCCGTGGAATTTCGCGTAAATAAGGAATAAACCATGAATCAAAGATATGCTTTTCCAGACGAGAATAAGTCCGACGAGGCCGATAAGCCAGAATTTGAGCTTGAACTTGAGACTGATGAGGAAGAAAAACCTGAAATTGAAGTCGTAGATGATACGCCCCCAGAGGACCGCAACCGTAAGCCCCTAGACCGAGAGGTTGAGGAACCCTCAGAAGAAGAGCTCAACGAGTACAGCGCCAAAGTCCAGAAGCGGTTGAAAGAACTAACCCATGCACGGCACGACGAGCGCCGCAAAGCTGATGCCCTAACTAGGCAGATGGCTGAGCTAGAGAAAGTTGCCCAAGCAATGTCCTCGGAGAATAAGAAACTCCAAGATTATGTCAGCATGGGACAGAACGCCTACATTGATAAATCGAAATCTCTGGCGGAGTTGAATATAAACTCGGCGAAGGCTAAGTTAAAAGCCGCTTTAGATGCTGGGGACACTGATAGCGTGGTGTCTGCACAGGACGAGTTGTATAAAGCGCAATACGAAGCACAGCAGGTAAATAACTTCAAACCTAATAACTTGCAACGAGAACAAAATACCGTATATACTCCACCTGTACAGCAACCTCAAAGTCCGCAGCTGGATGATCTGGTTGTTGATTGGGCCGAAAAGAACTCATGGTTCGAGAAGCCCGGCAACGAAGATATGACAGGTTTTGCCTACGGAGTGCATAACAAGTTGGTGCGCGAATTTGGCGAAGCTTATACGAAAAGTGGTGAATACTATACTAAAATCGACAATGCAATGCGCAGAGCCTTTCCAGAATACTTCGGAGACATAGAAGTGGACACGGAAACCCCTGTACAAGCTAGTCGCCCTAAAACCGTTGTGGCTTCGGCCCAGCGCACGTCAGCACCGAAGAAGATTCGCCTGACAAAAACGCAGCAAAACGTGGCCAAGAAGTTGGGAATACCTCTTGAGCTGTACGCTAAAAAGATGGCTGAATTGGAGAATTAAATGGCTGAAAATCGTATCCCTCGCGACACACAAAATCGCGCACAAGCCGAACGTCCCCAGCAATGGAAACCGCCAGAGTTATTGCCGGAACCTGTTGTAGAGGAAGGATTCTCTTATCGTTGGATCCGGGTGTCTATCTTAATAAAGATGACCCTCGTAACGTTTCCGTAAAAACTGCGGGAAGGTTGGGAACCAGTGACGCTCGAAGAGCAGCCACAGATGAAATTATTCGTAGACCGCAGTTCGTCAAAAGGTGGAAACATCGAGATCGGCGGTCTGATGCTGTGTAAGACACCAACAGAACTTGTCAAGCAACGTAATAACTATTACGCCAACCAGAGTGCCCGGCAGACAGAGTCGGTGGATAACAGCTTTATGCGCCAAAGTGACCCGAGGATGCCCTTATTTAAAGAGCGCAAGTCCACGTCGAGCTTTGGAAGAGGTTCTTAAATTTTAATTGGAGTTAACAAATGGCTTTCCCTACTGTTAGCGCTCCCTACGGCTTCAAGCCTATTAACCGTTTAGACGGTATGCCATACGCTGGTGCTACGCGCCAAATCAAGATCGCGTCTGGTTATGCTGCTAATATCTTTAATGGTGATTTGGTTTCTATCGTAACGGGCGGCGTTGTTGAAAAATTCACTGGCACCACAGCGGGCTCGCCCGTAGGTGTTTTCGTTGGTTGCGCTTTTACCAACCCAACCACTAAGCAGCCATTGCCTTCGCAATACTGGCCCACGGGCACAGTGGCGGCTGATGCAGTTGCCTACGTCGTGGACGATCCAAATGCTGTGTTTAAAGTAGCTGTTACTGATGGCTCTAGCGACATGTCCACTGCTGCCTTGGCCGCTGTTGGTGCTAACGTGTCTGTTATCCAAGGTGCGGGCGACACGAACACTGGTAACTCTGGCGTTTCTGTTCTTGCTGGATCAGAAGCTACTACCGCAACATTGCCTGTTCGTGTTATTTCCGTGGTTCCTGAAACCGCTACCGGTGCCGACACATTTGTCGAGTTGATCGTTAAGATCAACATTCACCAGTACGACAACACGACTGGCGTCTAAGGAGCACATAAATGGCTATTTCACGCGCACAACTACTGAAGGAGCTACTCCCCGGATTGAACGCATTATTCGGTTTAGAGTACGCAACCTACCAAGACGAGCACAAAGAGATCTACGATACGGAGACCTCCGAGCGCTCATTTGAAGAAGAGACCAAGCTGTCGGGTTTTGCCCCCAGCCCCGGTCAAAAGACGAAGGTTCCAGCATTCTTATGACAATGCACAGGAAGCCTTTACCGCCCGCTATAACCACGAAACCATTGCTTTGGGTTCAGCTTGACGGAAGAAGCTATCGAGGACAACCTCTATGACTCGCTTTCGGTTCGCTACACCAAAGCCTTGGCCCGTGCTATGGCATACACAAAGCAAGTTAAGGCCGCTTCAGTTTTGAACAACGGCTTCAGTGCTAGCTTTGCTGGTGGAGATGGAGTGGCTTTATTTTCGGCTGCTCACCCACTCGTGTCTGGCGGTGTCAATAGCAACACTCCCGCAGTTGCAGCAGATTTGAACGAAACTTCTCTTGAGAACGCCGTTATCCAAATCGCTGGCTGGACTGACGAGCGTGGTATGTTGATTGCAGCACGTCCACTTAAGCTGATCGTTCCTCCTCAGTTGCAATTCGTTGCGACTCGTTTGTTGGAAACCAAGCTACGTGTGGGTACGGCTGACAACGACATCAACGCTATTGAGAACAACGGCTCAATCCCACAGGGTTATACCATCAACAACTACTTGACCGACACAAATGCTTGGTTCTTGAAGACTGATGTCCCTAACGGCATGAAGCACTTTGTTCGTACGCCAATGGCAACCGGAATGGATGGAGATTTCGATACCGGAAACGTTCGCTACAAGGCTCGTGAGCGGTATTCGTTTGGTTTCAGCGATGCTCTCGGCATGTACGGCAGCCCCGGCGCTTAAGCGTTATAAATCAAGCACTTGTGTTTGATTGGAACCCCTCTCCGGAGGGGTTTTTTCTTTGTCTTCTTGCGCCCAACGCTCCCTAGCAGTACAGTAAGGGTAACCACGGAGGCTATTATGATTTGGATTCCCGTTATTTTTTATGTGTATGGCTGGGCAGTGTGGGTTTATGCAGGGTAACTCTACGTATACTGAGCAGGGCTGTTTAGAACAGGTAAAGAAGGCTTATGCGGTGCTGGGCAACAACCCCCAAGTAGACGTATATGAGGGCACATGCCTGCCGGTTAGCCCTGTTTAAGTTGCATTTTCTTGCGCTTAAATTTGGTTTAACTTTCTTTTTCTTTGCGCGACTTTATTTTTAAACAATTGGTTTTAGCAATAACCGTTTATTTATTGTTTTTATTGTAGCGCCGAGAGTACTCTTTATGCTTCTGTCTTCTTACTTCTGGGTCTGCATACGGCATTGTTGCGACCTTCCAAAACATTCAAGCGCCAGTATAAGCTATTTTTATAGCCCCAAGCCACTGTAGGCTCATATAGTTTAAACCCCATGGATATTAGGCTGTTGGAGCTTGCAGGGTTTTGCGTGGTGTCCGTGACAAGCCACTCCCAGTTTAACGAGCGGGCTTTATTTATCCTTGCTTGGATAAGGCGTTTTTGCAAACCATGACCTTGATACGCAGGTAACACCCCTGCGCGGCACATATATCCGGCGTTTATCCATTGCGAAGAACGACTGAGCGCCGCAAAGCCAGCGGGTTTATCCTCACAATACGCAACCCACCAATGACCGCTATCAACCACCATAGGCTTATCCGCAGGCAGGCATTTTGATTGTAGGTACATAAGCACGGTCCGGTTCTCAGACACACGGATATTCAACTGCCGAATTCTAAACTTCATGCTAGCGCTCCAGTTAAACCCTTTGCACTCTATTTTAGTTGCTTCGTGCGTAAAAACAGAGTATAAATACACCAGCACTGGGAAAACCCAGTCCTATAGACCGGCCCAGCGGACGATGCAGAGACTATAGGACGATGTACTGCAAATACAAAGGAATTATCATGGCTTCAACTACATTTTCAGGCCCAGTAAATTCGCCCGGTGGATTCGTAGGTCCTATTACAGGTGCGGTCACAGGTAACGTGACGGGCTACATCATTCTCCCAACGGCTGACCCTGAAGTGGTTGGTGCTTTGTGGAACAACGCTGGCA